GCTTCCGCTCCCGCAAGTGCCAAATGTTCAGGAACTGCGACTCAAACCCACGCATGGGATCCGGGTCGTCAAACTCCTTGTCCTGCCCGCCCTGAATGTTTCTTCCCTCTCCCCAGACGAGCGGCTGGCGTGGGACCCGGACGCCATGCGCGATGTCCCGTGGCTGGCTGACCTCGCTGACGTGCCTGAGGATGCCTCGCCGCCGTTGATGATGTCGCCCGTCCCTGATGACGCGGCGTGCTCCTACGGCTGGTCGGGCTGCACGCACACGACGGGGCCGGCGGTCGCGTGGATTGAGCGGCAGTTCCGTTGCAAGCTCCGCTGGTGGCAGCGACTGAGCACCGTCCGCCAGCTTGAGCACCGCGAGGATGGAACGCTGTGCTTCGGCAAGAAGGTCGAGAGCGCCCCCAGACGTTCGGGCAAGTCCTACGGGATGCGCGGGGTGACGGTCTGGCGCATGGAGTTCGGCGCCGCTCTCTTCGGTGAGGTGCAAACGGTCATCCACACTGGCTCGGACGTAGCGATCTGTCGTGAGATTCAGCGCGGCGCGTGGCGCTGGGCTGAGTCGCACGAGTGGACCGTCACCCGCGGCAACGGCAAGGAAGCGATCGAGACTCCCACCGAGGATCGGTGGATGGTCAAGGCGCAGGACGCCGTGTACGGCTACGACGTGTGCCTTGGCCTTGTCGATGAGGGCTGGGACGTAAAGCCGGACACCGTGAACGAGGGCCTAGAGCCTGCGGCGCTCGAGCGGCAGTCCGCGCAGGTGTCGCTGACGTCGACGGCCCACCGCCGCGCAACGTCCATGATGCGTTCTGAGATCGCAGCGGCGATGTCGATGGAGGACCCGGAAACGCTGCTGCTGTTGTGGGCGGCGCCGGCTGGCAGTGATCCGTCGAGTCCGCTCGTGTGGCGAGCCGCCAGCCCGCACTGGACGCCGAATCGGCACAAGATGATCGCGGCGAAGTACAAGAAGGCGCTCGCGGGCGAGCAGGACAAGGAGTTTGACGACCCGGATCCCATGCGTGGGTTTGAGTCGCAGTTCCTGAACATTTGGCACTTGCGGGAGCGGAAGCAGGTCGGGAGGCCGGTGGTCGACTCCGAGGTGTGGCGCGGCATGTCGGCCCCGGTACCGGACTTCCCTCCCGATGTGGTGGCGGTGGAGGCGTGGTTTGACCTGGGCGTGTCGGTTGCGCAGGCGTGGGACACCGATGGTGGCGTGGTGGTTTCGGTTTCCGATTGTGTGGACGTGCCTGCCGCGGCTGCTTTGGTGGCGTCGATCGGTTGCCGGGGCCGGGTGATTGTCGGCCGGTCCCTGGTTGATCATGTGGCGTGGGAGGACTTGGGCCTCGGTGTGGAAGCTGAGTCTGGGTCTGTTCGCCAGGTGGCCGCCGAGTTTGCGCAGGCGATCAAGGAGTCGAGTTTCCGTCATGGGCGTTCGGGTGCGTTGACTGAGCAGGTTTTGTCCATGCGTGTTGCTGACAGCGTGGATGGTGTCCGGGTGGTTTCCAAGGGGCGCGCTGATGCCGTAAAGGCAGCGACGTGGGCGGTCAAGGCTGCGCTGGATTCGTACGACGTGATGGCTTCGTTCTTCTGAGAGGTGGCGCGCATGGTGTCGACTGTGCTTGACCTGGTGGGCGCCCTGTTGCTTGTGGTGGCGGCTGTGGTGTTGGTGTGGCCGTGGTCGGTGGCTGGGGCTGTGGCGGCTGGTGGCGTCCTGTTGCTGGTGTTGTCGTGGCTGGTTGATCGGATGACTCGATGAGCCTGTTTCGTGGGTCGCGTGCTGAGGTGCGCGACTTGTCGGTCCCGTGGAATGTGGATGCTGGCCCGTCTGGGATGTCGACTGATCGGGCGCTGACGGTGGTGCCCGTGTATGCGGCTGTGAAGCTGATTGCGGAGACGGCATCAACGTTGCCGTTGCACGCCTACGCACGTTCGGGTGATGGCCGAAAGCGGCGCGACAGTCTGCCGCCGGCTATCGGCGGCGTGTCGTGGCGGATGCAAGGGTTCATGTCGGCGCTGATGCGCGGTAACGCTGTGGGTGTCCTGGCTGGCATGGGCGCGAATGGGTGGCCGACGTCGTGCACTTGGGTGCACCCGGATCGGGTGCGAGTCGATGAGCCTGCTGACGGTAGTGGCGTGCAATGGTTCGTGGACAATCGGCCGGTGCCGGAGTCGGCGATTTTGCATGTTCCGGCTGTGGTGATGCCGGGCAAGACGTTGGGTATTTCGCCTGTGTCTGCGTTTGCTCTCACGTTCGATGCAGGACGTGAGGCGCAGTTGGCGTCCCGGCAGTGGTCGCGTAATCGGGCGGTGCCCGGGGTGACGTTGCAGAACACGGGGGCTACGTTGACGCCTGATCAGTCTGATGCGGTGGCGGCGCGCGCGAAGGAGAAGATTCGGACGGGTGAGCCGTTCGTGTCGGGCAAGGACTGGAAGCTGGATGTTTTGTCGATCCCGGCGGGTGACGCGGCTTTCTTGGAGTCGATCAAGGCGACGGCTACTCAGGTGGCTTCGATTTTCACGGTTCCGCCGGAAATGATCGGCGGCGAGTCGGGCGGGTCGCTGACGTACAACACGGTTGAGCAGCAGGCGATCCAGTTTTTGACGTATACGGTCCGCCCGTGGCTGGTCCGGTTTGAGGAGGCGTTGAGCGCGAAGCTCATGCCCCGCCCTCAGTACGTGCAGTTCTCCGTTGATGGCCTGATCCGGGTCGATACGGAGGCCCGCTACCGCATTCACAAGATGGCTCGCGAAATCGGGCTCCGCAACATTGACGAGATTCGCGCCTTGGAGGACGAGGCGCCGCTGCCGGACGGGCAGGGGCAGTCCTATGCGCCGCTCGCGCTGACCCAGAAGGGGACCACAACCGATGAGGGAAACTGAGGTCCGGCACACGTCGGGCGTCGTCCAGTTGCGGGCGGCCGAGGAGGGGAACCGGCTCGGCGGGTACGCGTTGAAGTTCAACCGGCTCAGCCAGAACTTGGGCGGGTTCGTGGAGCGGATCGCGCCGGGTGCTCTCACGAAGACGCTGAGGGACGGCGGTGACGTGCTGGCCCGGTTCCAACATGAGGACCACTACCTGTTGGGGCGGACGACGTCGGGGACGCTGCGGCTGGCGCTGACTGACGAGGGCCTCGACTACGAGGTCGACCTGCCAGACACCGACTACGCGCGCAACCTGGCGGCGCTCGCGGCCCGGGGTGACGTTCAGCATTCGTCGTTTGCGTTCCACACCCTCGATGACGAGTGGGGGTTCACTGAGCAGGGGTTCCCGCTGCGAACCCTGCTGGAGATTCAGCTTGTCGACGTGGCGCCGGTCGTTCAGCCGGCGTACCTCGACACGACGTCGGGGCTGCGGTCGCTGGCCGAGTCTCGTCACCTTGACTTGGATGCCGTGCGTGCTGCGGCGGCGTCCGATGGTCTCGCGGATGTGCTCCGCGGGGCTGACGCGCAGGACGTCGAGCCGGGCGACACCCACTCGACTCCCGTCGCGCTCTTGCAGCGCATGGCCCTCCTCCGGGATAAGGCCACCACCTGAGGCCGGGCGAAACCCACCTCGCAACCCTCCAGCCTCCGGCAGTCGCCGGGGGCTGTTCCATTCGCCCGACCATTGAAAGGGGCACCCATGAGCCACGCGCTCATTAACCAGCTTGCCGAGAAGCGAGCCAACACATGGGAGCAGGCCAAGGCCCTCCTGGACGCTGCCGCCGAGGCCAAGCGTGACCTGTCCGCCGAAGAGGAGCAGTCGTGGCAGCGCATGAACGCTGACCTTGACGGCATCGACGCGCGCATGAAGTCGATCGCTGAGGCTGAGCAGCGCAACGCTGATGCCGCCGAGGCGTTCGCGAAGATCGCCGCCACCAAGCCCGAGGGCCGCGGTGCTGCCGAGTCCCCGGTCATGGACGAGGTTCGCTCGTTCCTGGTCGGCGAGCGCGGCACGGTCACCCTCGACCGTGATGTGAAGTTCCGCGACCTGACCAAGGGCACTGCCACGTCGGGCGGCGCGACCGTTCCGGTGAGCTTCTACGGGCAGCTCATGGAGCACATCATCGAGAACTCGGGTGTTCTCGCCGCGAATCCGACCGTCCTCGAGACGGCGGCCGGTGAGACCATCGAGATTCCGGTGACGACCTCCTACAGCTCGGCGACCCTGACCGCGGAGAATGTGGCGCTGACCGAGTCCGATCCGGCGTTCGCCAAGCGCTCCCTGGGCGCCTACAAGTACGGCGTCATCGTGCAGGCTCCCGCCGAGCTGATCGCCGATACAGGCGTCGACCTGGAGGGCTTCCTTGCGCGCCAGTGTGGCCGTGCGCTCGGCAACGCGTTCGGGACTGACCTTGTGGTCGGCAACGCGTCGTCCAAGCCGTCCGGCATCGTGCAGACCGCGACCACCGGCAAGACGGGTTCGGCGTCGGTTGCTGGCGCGTTCAGCGCTGACGACCTGATCGACCTGTACTACTCGGTGAACTCGGGCTACCGGGCTTCGCGGTCGGCGGCGTGGATGATGCGCGACTCGACCATTGCGGCAGTCCGCAAGCTGAAGGAGTCCACCACGGGCAACTACCTGTGGATTCCGGGTCTGGCGGGCGCCCCTGACACGATCCTGGGCAAGCCGGTTGTGTCCGATCCGAACGTGGCCGCGATCGCGCTCAGCGCCAAGTCGGTCATCTTCGGTGACTTCTCGGCCTACTTCGTTCGCATCGCGGGCGGCATCCGGTTCGAGCGGTCTTCGGAGTTCGCGTTCAACACCGACCAGATCACCTTCAAGGCGGTTCTCCGCGGCGACGGCATCCTTGCCGATCAGACCGGCGCGATCAAGGTTTTCGTTGGGAACGCTGCCTGAGTCTCATCCCCTGCAATGAGGGCCGCCCTGCTATGTCGGGGGCGGCCCTCACCCACGACTTAGGAGGGCCATGAAGGTCAGGCTTCACGTTTCGATCAGTGGCACCCGTGACGGTGTGGAGTGGCCGCGGGCTGGCAAGACTGTGGACCTGCCTGAGGCGGAGGCCGAACACTTGGTGGCGGCCGGGCTGGCGTGGGCTGTCCCTGTGCTGGAGACCGCGACCGCGGACACGTCCAAGGTGGAGACGCGGCGCCGTGGCTGACACGTTTCTGTCACCGCAGGGTGATTACTCGGACATTGCCTCGTTTTGTGGGGTGAAGGGGTCGGCGGGCGGAGGGCTCGCTACCGACAATTTTGTTCGGGCGGTCGCGGCTGCGGTCGCGGCGGTCCGCACCCGGTGCGGGCCTGTCCTGTTGGAGGAGGGCCTGTCGTTCCGGGTGCGCGCGGCGACGCATACGGCGATGTTGCCGTACAGGGTGGCCGCAGTTACGGCTGTGGTGCCCGCTGACGGCTCCACGATGGATGCTGCGACGTTGGACCCGGATGGGCAGCTTGTGGCCCGTACGGACGGCCTGCCGGTCCCCGTGTGCACTCTCACGTATTCGTCGGGGTGGGCGCACGGAGACATTCCCGCCGATTTGGTGGCGGCCGGCTTCGAGCTGGCCCGACATTTGTGGCGGACCCAGTTGGGGAACCAGCGCGCCGGCGGCGACCCGGGCGAGGCACCCGGGTCCGCGTGGCTGTGGCCACGGCAGGCTGAATCGCTGGCCGCCCCGTACGCGCTAGCACCGCTGGGGTTCGCGTGAGCCGCACGAGTGTAGTCCCGGACCTGATCGACGCCATGGTCTCCGACTTCGGAGCGCTGCCCGCCCTAGCTGACGTGACGGTCTCGGATGGGCTGGCGCTCACCAATGAGATTGGGACTTACCTGTGGGTTGGGGTGGACGATCCGGACGGCATGAAGACCGCTTCGGCGGACGCCGACCAGGCGTGGCCGCATGCGACTGCGCAGGCCCGCAACGAAGAGGGCGGCATCACCCTTTCTGTCGAGTCGATCACCGGCGACGGCAACCCGAAGGATGTCCGCGACGAGGTGTACCGGGTGGCCGGCGCCATTCAAACGCGGCTACGCGAATCCAAAACGCTCGGCGTTCCTGGCGTCCTGTGGTTGAGCTTCGCAAACCATCGACTCGAACAAGGCCAAACCCGTGATGGCGCGGTCGCGCTGTTGACGTTCCGTATCACCTTTACCGCCAGAATCTGAAAGGCCAACCCACATGAGCAACGCCCAAGACGTCGCCCTCACCATCAAGAAGGAGACCACCTACGGCACGCC